GCAAGACTCTATTTTCCCTTTTAACTAACCTTAGGATCCTTCATGCCTTCTACTAACCGATACCCTTCCAGGACAAATTCTAAAGTCCCTTCGGGACTGAGACATGCTCGAGAAATTGAGTATTCGTTTCTTGTCGGCGTAAGCGCTTGTAAATTCAATTGGACGCCCGAAAGGACGTTCAATGAGTTTTCAAACGTAGTCATGCTTAGTGATGAAGAGCTTGCGCTCTCCGTCATGGGCATGAGACAAGCATTGACGGAATCCGATAGTGATTTTGTTAATTAGGAAAAGGAGCTTGCGATTCTGAGAACAACTGCGATTCGTTATCGCAGCAATGTTCTCAACCCACAGGAGTATTCCCATGGCACAGTACATGAAACGCATACCGGTTCCAAAAAGGCCAATTTTGACCTTGCCGGAGAAACGCGTTCGAACCGACTATAGCGTAATTTCGAGTAACGTAACGGAGGAAGCCTATCATACAACATGTAGTGACACATCGTGGCACTATAATAGTACGACTGGCAAAGCCCTTAACGGCTCGAAACGTAGCATGGTCGATTTCGTCGTACCGCGCTTCGTTTCACGCAAGAAGGCTGGAGAAAGATTCTTCAACAACTTGTATAAAGACGAAGTAACGGTAAGTACTGTTGGTTCTGGTTATGACATCATCTCGGTTGGAAATGCTTGCGGAGTAGCGCCGGGCCCTTGGAAGGCTCAGTATCGCTCCGCAGGTCCAACTATTGTAGGCTTTGTGCCTACAAGCGCACCTGATGCGAAGGGTAATTCCTTTCCAGTAATATCAACTCAGCTCAGCGAGACCGAAATCGGTTCTCTACAGAGGCTGGTGTCGACGGAATGTTTGGCGAAAGTAGGTGCTGGTGACTCAGATCTCTGGGAATCCACTGCTGAATATCGTCAAGCGCTAGAACTGTTACAAAACCCTCTTACGCGGCTCACTAACCTCTCAAAGAAGTTGGTCAACGCTGCCGAAAGAGATCGTTTCTCCGGAGGCCTCATGAAAGAGGTCTCTGGAGGTTATCTGATGTATCGCTACGGGATTTCCCCGTTGATGTCAGATATCCGTAACATTATAGCTAGCCTATCAAAGACGACAGGCAAGAAAGAAGTAACTTCTCGAGCGAAAGGGCAGATTTTAAAGTCTGCCACCGTACTAGGGGATGGCACCATAGGAATCATGCGCGGCAACTGGACAAACCAGATTGTCGACACGGTAACTGTGAGAGCCATGTCTCTAGACGAGGGCGATGTTAGCTTTGCTAACAACCTCGGTTTCTCGATGAAAAGTTTGCTGCTACTTCCGTGGCAGCTTACTCATTACTCTTTTGTAGCCGATTGGTTTGCTAACTTCAGTAGTTATATTGGAGCCACGCTACCTACGTTTGGGTGGAAAAAGCTCGGCAGTTGTATGGTTACGACGCGTGTCACCAGTAATGCTTATGTATTAACTGGTGTCACAAATCTGGCCAGTGCAACGTACACAATCACCAATTCCCCAACGGGAAGTATTGGAGTGATTGTTGTGTCGACAACGCGCACGCCGCTTGCTCCAGTGTCCTTTGAAATAGAATCAGACTTTAAGTTTGACAAGTTCACAAGGGTTGCTGATGCATTTGCGCTCGTTGCGTCTCGTTTTGTTAGGATTAATAAGGCTTTGGGCCCTACCCCTAACAATAGTGCTTTCCGTAATAAGAAAGCATACGCACTCTGGGAGGAATCTCAGAATGCTTCGAAACAGTTCCGGTAGCTGTTTACTTTCTCAACCAACCTGAAAGAGACTATCATGTCCCTTACCATCAACGCCAAAACTTACACTCCTGACTCATTTCAGAAGGACACCGTCGGTTACGCTGGCCCATCCCACACATTGTCTGTCAAAGACTATGCAAAGTTGAGTCGCGTTGCCCCGAAGCCCACGCTGACCTTGAGCGGAGTTGGCCGGACAGATGCAAAACTCACCCGTACGCTTACGCTTACGGGCGCCCTCACACCGAGTCACGACGCCATTTTGGATGTTGCGATTTCGATCCCTGTGGGTGCTGCTTCCGCTGATGTGGATTCGATGCTGAATGATTTTGGAGCGTTCGTTGCCTCGGCAACGTTCAAGACTCATGTCAAGTCCCAGTCCGTCAACTTCTAAAAGGTTGTCGGGCCGATCTGATCTGTTTGTCTTGGCTCTAACTACTATCATTTCGATAGCAGTGGTCATTCTTGCGACCCTTCTTTCTGAGGGTCGCTTCTCAAAGGATATTCGTTATGAATCCCAAGGAGCATCGCCAACAACAGTTGATACGTCTAACGACGGACCAACTGTATCGCAACGGATTCGAACTTTACGTTCGATTCTTGGCGCGATTGCTGGATAACCATCGAGATTACGAATTTCTTAAGCCTGTTTCTGACGCCTTGCGGCGAAAGGACTGGCCGGAATTCTATAAACTCGCTGATTCACTATCAACACAGCAGTATTCTGATGCCACGATGCATTACGTGGCGAATCAGTTTGCACTTCTCGTTAAGAAATATCCCTGGGACTCCAAGCTTGTAAAGCTTGATCCCGAGAAAGCAGCCGTTGAGTCCTTCTTCAAAGCCGAAAGGCGATGTGGTCGGATAAACCGGAAGTTTTCTTTACTTATGAATGATCCCTCACGGGATTTGTTCAGGAAAGAGGGGAAGATTGCGATGGCTTGGATTAGATCCGTAATTGGTTCTGCTCCTAGCTATCCATCTATCTTTAGAGAATGCGATTTCGGCCAAGGCGCCTCAGTCGGTGTGCACGGCGATGCCACTCACCTCGTAAGAAAACTTTCTAACGAGCAAAAGTGGACCGTCACACCCGGCGCCATACACCACGCGTTCGGCGGTTTACTTAATAATCGACATTACCTAGAAACCATTTTAGAATCTAGGAATTATGATGAAGATCGGCAAGTATTCTGCCACGATTACGCTGTAGCTTTTAATAGCTATGTCGCTCGTTTAAACGTGGTGAACAGCAACAAACTCGGCTTCGTTCTGAAAACAGCTAAGACCCATCGGTCTATAGCGACAGAACCTCTGCTCAATGGCTATGTTCAAAAGGGGATCGATGTGGTTCTGAGGAGGAAACTTCTTAGAGTTGGCATTGACCTTTCTGATCAGACGCTGAATCAAAGACTCGCCTGTGAAGGCTCGCTTGATGATTCGCAGGACGGGTACGTAACGATTGATTTACGCGGAGCTAGCAATAGCAACGCGATCTCTCCCGTGAAATACCTGTATCCCCCAGGCTGGTTTGACCTTCTTGATAGGGTCAGAAGCCACTACCTCTCATATAATGGCGTCGAGAGACGCTACAATATGCTCTGTAGTATGGGGAATGGGTTTTGCTTTCCGATAGAAACGCTCACTTTCGCCTCAATATGTTTTGCTTGTGAATGTGGTCAGCCTGGCGTGGACTTTTCAGTCTACGGGGATGACATCATCGTTCGCAAGAAACATGCTACCCGTGTTCTAGCAATGCTTAAACACTACGGTTTCGAGGTGAACAACGAGAAGACCTTTATAGAGGGGCCTTTTCGAGAGTCGTGTGGATCGGATTGGTTCAGAGGTGAGGACGTCCGTCCCTTCACCCTTGATTTTGCATTCGATAAAATCGAATGCTTCTTCAAATACCTTAACCTAACTCAGCGTAGCGTTCGAACTTCACAGTTCTTCGCCCCGGTAAGAGACCTTATAATAGGGTCTTTACCGATCGATTTCCGATTCTTCAGACCCCTTACGGGGAATGTGGACACCGGAATCGATTCGTTAGGTGATGAGCATTTGACGTCGCCTCACTGCTTCTTCGTAAAAGAAGAAGCTAAATGGCGATGGAAAGAGCTTGTCCAAACACCCATTAGTGACCTAGGTCGCTTAATACGGTGGGGACATGAGCCTTGGCTCATGGGTGTTGCGCTCAGAGGATCTAAAGCAGTACCTTACGGTGCTGCCGCGGGACTTCCTGACGTCACTTTCCGGCGTAAAACCCGGGCGAAGATAGCTCGTGAGAGCTATCCAGCAACCAGCAATTGGTTGCCGGCATCGTATACCCGTTGATATACGATAGCGCCATCTTGATAACCCTTATGGGGTCTTAAGAGAAGCGTCTTGGGGGTTTAATTACCTTAAAAGTGGG